CAGTCAAGTGTACCAGTTACGCCTGTCCAGATGGTTGAAGATGGTAAAACTGTTTCCCAAGTTGTGGTAGAGAGTGAGAACTCTGTCGCTGTAATGTAGAGCGTTATGTCCACATAAGTTGGATTGGCTCGCAAGGCTACATTCTCAACAAAGCCCTCGAATGTTCCGCCTAAAAGATTTGAAGGCAAGTTGCTAATTAGCATAGGCTGGCCAAAAAAGACACTAATAAGACTGTCAAGCATAGCGCTCGGCATGTCTGGATTATCTAGACGAAAGGTAATTGCTCCTAGTGAACCTTTAGGATTGGCTCTCAGTCTTAACTCTCTAGTGGCAATGTCCGTAATGTCTGCAAGGTTCTTGATGTTTGAATCGCTTGACTTTTCATACAGTCCATAAGCGGCTATAGAGTCTGCGCTAGAGGTGGTGTAGGTCGAGCCATAGCCAGTAGCGTAGCGATAGATAAGGCTGTTACGAATACGCGCTATCTGAGTCTGTGAAGTGATAGAAGTAGGGCTAGCATAAGCCGCATTTAAGGCTGTATAACCATTGGCAGCGAGATAATTAGATCTATTGTCAGCATCGGAATAATTAACATTTCCGTAGCGATCTTCCCAGATTTGACCTAGTGCGCTAGTTGCTATCTGATCCACTAAACTCTGTGATTTAGTCGTAGGGCTGGCTGCAAGGTTAATCATGGTGTACTCGCCTGCGTCCACAGTGCCAATGTAAGACTCAGCGTTATTCCATGTTGTAGTTGCAGGGTAGGTTGCCCAAGTAGTCGTAGGGGTAACTTCGTTCCAATTAAGGTTTAGGGCACTTCCTAAGATGGCTTCTATCTGTGCGCCGTCCAAGCCTTCTGCAAGGGCTGTGTTATAGACAGCCTTAGTTAGTTTAGCCAGTGAACCAATGCCTAAAATAGTGCCAGTAGTGATGTAACCTGTTTCTTCTGGGCTTCTAACCCTAATACTAAAATCTGATACTTCTCCACCAAAAACAGTCACATAAGTGCCAGTTGAGTTTTTTAGTTCTAAAGTCACTGGCTCTGTTACATTGATTGTAAATTCTGCCCCAGTCGTGTTAATGATTTCTACTGTGCAGTAACCTGCGGTCGGCTGGCGATCAATGTCTAAACGCCCAGAGGCAAAAGAAACAGAGGTGACAGTCGTATAGACATCATCACCTACTGTAACTCGCCATTCTGGAAGCCAAGTCATTATCTAACCCTTAGAGTTCCACGATCAACTGCGCCCTGTAGATATTGGTCAAGCGCTTCTGCAATAGCGTTAGGGTCGCTGCCTACACCTGCATTGATAATAATTGTGTTGCCAGCAGCAGTTCCCAATGGGCTTGCATTGAAGGCTGCCGCATCGGCTATGTTTTGCATGTCTAAAAGATCTGCGAAGGCATTGGCTCTAGCCGCTGCTGCGTCTGCATATTCTAAAATTGCCTCGATAGAGCCGCCCTTGGTCGAGATAGGTGCAATGTAATCTCCAACTGGGATACCACTGGCTGCAACCCCTGTAGGTGCTTTAGTTGATCCTGTTGAGGCAAGGTTAATCTTACCTAGCAAGTCCAAGGCTTCTTTAAGATTGGCAATGTTAATAAGATCTTTAGGGATCAATTTATCTAGGATAGATTTAATATCTAGTAATTTGACATTCTGCTGACCAAGTACGCTTAGAGATTTAAGATCTTCATTTAGTTTAGCCGTAGCGTTAATAATGGCTTTTTCATCCTTAGAAGCAATAGCATCTTCTAGTTCAAGAATTGACTTCTTAACATTTAGGCGAGCGACATCATTAGCAATTTGCAAGACCTGTGCGCTGCTAGTTGCCTTACCTAGTTGCTCAGCCTGACTGGTCAGGGCTGCTGCAATCTGGATCTTATCCATATCAAAGACTTCATTGCCCTTTAGTAAGGCATTTTCACCTTTAGCAATAATAGCCTTAGCCTTGTCTGTGGCTAGTTGCTTATTCTTTAGGGCAAGTCTTTCTCGCTCGCGGCGTAAAGAATCCTTCTCAAACTTAGCGAGAAGTTCTTCTTGTCTTTTCTGGCTAAGAGTTAGTTCAAGTTCTTTTTCTTTTGCAGGTAAGGATAAATTAACACCTACTTGCTTGCCTACAAAGCCGTAGAAAATATCTTTACCTAGTTTTTTAAGGTTTTGAGCAAGGGTAGGGATCGCACCTACGCTAGTACCTGCTGCAAGTGTTACCTTATTAAATAGGCCAGCCATTGTCTCTAAGAAGATCTGGGCATCGGTAGCCTCTGTGCCTCCAGCGGCGCGAGCCAGAGCATCAACAAAACCTCGTCCAATAATCTCTGAAGCGTTGCCTGTTGCAACACCTAGAACATCCATCTTATAGGCTGTAGTGTCTAGATAATCTTCTGCTGCTCCGGCAGAACGCTTTAGTAGTGTTCCCAAGATGTCATTAAACGACATCGAGTTAAGTTCAGCCTTGCTCAAACCTGTATTATATTTAGTAAGACCCTTAGTTACTCCGATATAACCTCGACCTAGATCTTCTGTAACTGTAGCAAGATCAATGCCAGAAGCGCGGCTGATCGTAATCGCATCACTCAGAAGTTTCTGAGATTGCGTCAATGAGCCTGTGGTGGTCAATAGCCCCTGAAACGCCGGACGAAGAATGTCATCGGCAACCCCAGCAGATCTTTCTAACTTAGCGATGTAATCAGAAATTGCAGGATTAGCAAAACCAATGCCTAGGTTTTCTACTGCTCGGTTAAGTCTCAGCGCTGCCGCTTCATCTGCTGCAAAGGCTTTAACAGCAGCCTTGCCATAAGAAGTAATGGCGGCTGCACCGAAGGCTAGACCAAAAGTTCCAGCAAGTTTCTTGGCAGTGCCGTTTAATTTACCAAGAGCAGTTTCTGCCTGCTTAAATCCTTTAGCATCAAACTTAGAACCGATAAAGATTTGTTCAAAGAATGTACTCATGCGGCTGCTCCTAATGTTCTGGTATTTGACCGCCTAATAAGTTCTTTTTCTGCTGTAGAAATAGCCTTATTGACAATACCTTCTGCAACGCCTTTGTCAGAAAACCATGCGCGAAAAATCAAACGACCGCGACCCTTTAGGCTGCCTTGAAGTGGTGGCATTGCACCGATGAATTGCTCGCCTGCTTTAGGGTTAAGAGAATGTGAATACTTATTACCTGCTGGGCCTTTAGGGCCGACCCAAGGTTGCCCCTGTGGGCCATTACGACCAGCAGACTCGTAAATAGCACCTGCTCTGGAATTGTTATACAAAGAAGCGTTAGAAGTAAAGCCATTTTTGTTAGGCTTAGAAACAGATGTAGTAAAGCCAATCTTAGACTTTATGCTTGCAGAATTAAAAATTGGAAATCTGCCTTCGCTAAAAGATCTGCCAGCCCAGCCACTAAGAGGAGAATCAGAAGGTACATAACCCTTAGCCTTTCTGACTACAGGTGAAAGACCTCTACGCATTTCTGCTTTTAAGGATTTGTCTAGATCAGGAGCAAAACGGCGTAAAGCCTTGCGAAGGTCAGCGTTTCCTCTTAGTTCGATTTGCATCGCTAACCTCCTTCGCTTCACCTTTGAGACCTTGAACTAGAGCATCTAGCATGGTCTTATCTAGATCTAATAACTGCTGTGGCGCAATCCCCAACCTGATGCTCAAACGAGCAATAAGGTAGGTGAATGGAAGATCGCGCTTTAGGCTAAAGGGTCGGAATCTAATACTTCGACATTTTTCAATGTCTCGATAAACTCCATCCCATAAGGTTTGACGGTTTCACCTGACCTGCGAATAATTTCCCAAGCCAAAAGGTACACATGGCTCTGCAATTCTTCAGTTCTGAACGCCTTATGAAAACCCATTTTAGTTTGTTGTTCGAAAAAATATTCCACCGCAGGGGTGATTTCTCCTTCAACAATACTTCCATCTGTACGAACGATCTTTAGTTTAGCCATTGTGTGCCCCTTAGTTAGTTTTTACGCTGTTGTAATTGCAATAGTGCCTGATACATTCCAAGTCACAGACTGGGAACTTAGGCTTGCGACATCTCCATTAACAGGAGTGATGTTGTTCACCAAGCATGTCATTGTATAGAGAGGGTTCGTTGCTGCAACAGCACCGGCTGTCTGCTTGAATGTAACAACTACATTTGAGCCCCAGTTTGTGTTAAGTGTCTGAAGTGTTTTTGCAGAATCTGCATCATTCAAAAACTCGATAGTAATGCTTGAAGCCTCTAGGCCTTTTACATAACGATGCCCTGAGTCTCCAAGACTTGTGGTCTCAAGTTCATCAAATGCTCGGTTAATAGTTACTGATGTAACTAGTGTTGAGAGATCTACCGCATTAACAGTTAGAACTCCAGTATTTGCTAAATAAACTGCCATTTGGATTATTCCTCATCTTTCTTAGTTACTGGCTTAGGTGCTGCTGGCTTTACCTGACCGATTTTGATCAGGAAGGCTTCATTCTCTTTTTCCCATTGTGCCATATCGGTCATGGTTATTCCCATCTCGTTAAGATACTTACGGACATCTCGCAACTGAGCAAGTCACCTGACGCAGCATTGAGAATACTTGGTGCGCTTACCGCGCTTACATTATAGACCAGACCACTGTTATATAGTTTGTTAAACACTGATACAACAAAATCTTCTATGCCATTAAGGTTGCCTTCATTATCAAACAAAGCAACTACTAAAATAATTTTCAGGTTAGCCATTGGTGCGACTGTAATCTGGCTATTGTTATTAGGTGTCAAATATGGATCATCCGGAGAAATTATTAGGCTGTTAGCCAAAACTACTGAGGGAGGAAAAGCAAAAGTTGAGTAGCGAGAATTATCTATTAGCGCAGTGGCTAAAGTAGTTCGCAGTGTAGTTATTGCAGGTGTCGGCATCTGCTACCCGATCATGCTGTTAGGGCTGAGCGCATGGGCAATCATGCCCCTTATTTTTGCCAGTAATTGTGCTGACATTCTATAAGGGGATGGCTGGAAATCGACAGCATTGGAGCCAGAAAGGGTGGCGGTCCTTGCTTGCCAAATCTCGACACTTACCATTAAGGCAGCGTTTTTTACAGCCTCGTCAAGAGTCCAGTCTGTGTAAGTTTCTGCTTTTACTGTGCCAAAAGGTTCAATAGGGTGCTTAGGCTGTACAACTGTATGAGTTGTAGTTACATTGATTGAATACTCACCAACAGATTGAATAGTTTTAGATCCATTGTATTTAGTACCTGAATTAGAAATAGTTACTACTTGACCAACATAAAAAATGTCTGTAACTGGAATGTCAAAGTAAAGAGTACCTTCACCAACATTGTTGCTGTGTGCTACAGGAAACCATTGTGGAGTCCATAGCATTGGAAGAAGGACTGCATCTGTAGCATCACAAACTGATTGAAGGGTCGCGTCTGGATACAATGTGCCGACTCCAAGAGTGCTTCTCAAAGTCGCAACTGTCGTAAGTGCCATGACGATTTCCTTTCTAAAGACTCTGGGGAGTAGAGGGCTACTACTCCCCAGAGCGACTTAG